TCCTGTCCTGAATCGGACAAGTTTTGTTGAGCACTCTGTTCTACATCATACAGCCTCATCTTCGATCTGTCAATACCCACAACAAATCTCTTGTTAACAGTAGGATCATTGTACCTATTCTTCAACTGCTTAACCATTATCTGATTAAGTCCTTCCAATTCCTCAGTAGATATGAGAGCGAACATAAGGTCAGCAGTAGCAGGAAGTCCGAAGGACTCAGACGTGTCAGTAAGGTCAACATCGCTGTTAGCAAAACCAGAACGAGTAGTTTGAGTAGCAGTAACGATCGGTAAATTTGCTTCCACAGCCAGACCACGAAGCTCCTCCGCAATCGCCTTGATGTACGAGTAAGAGTTGACATTAGTACCTGCCCTGTAACGACTGGATGCACATATGTTTAAGTAATCTACGAATATTATATCAGGTCTAAAAGATTTCTTCAATGCTAGCTCATTTAGAAGTGATCTAAAATGTCCTGAGTGAGCAGATGCAGTAGGATATTCCTTAACAATCAACTTACCCTCTGTCTTCTTAGATAATGCTGTAATCTTATTGTCAAACATCAACTTAGGTAGTTGATTTAGGTTCTGTATATCACAGTTTAAAAGATTGCTATCAATACGTTCCGCAATCTTCTCTTCAGCCATCTCCAAAGTAATGTACAATACATTTTTACCTTGTAAGAGACATGAACTAGCAACGTGACACATAAAAAGAGACTTACCAACACCAGTACCTGCAAGAGCAACGTTGAGAGTTTTATTAGGAATACCACCCTTTGTGATACGGTTGAAGAATTCCAAGTCGAATGGAATTTTCTCCTCAGTTCTGTGGTAGAAATCGTATCTTTCTTCGTAGTCTCGTAGGTAGTCATGTCCGATATTATTATCGAAGCTAACTGCTAAGGCATCAGAAAGAATATTGGGTATAGCACTAGGTGTTTTCTCATTATCATTACCTTCTGCTATCTTAATACTCTCCATGAGTGCAAGATAGATAGCACGTTCCTTACACCACTTCTCTGTAGTATCTACAATCCAATCAGGGTCAGATTTCTCATCATCAATACTCCTAATCATCTCCAAAATACTGTGATGCTGTTCATCAGAGATGGTATCAATCTGACCAACTTCAATTTCTAGGGCTTCCTTAGTAGGTAGAGCGTTGTACTGTGTGAAATATTTAGATATGACACTGTATAAACTCTTCTCAAGAAAGTCAGAGAAATACTCTAGCTTAATGAAAGGTAATGCCTTGCGAACATATGCCTCGTCAAGAAGTAGGTTCTTCAGTATTAGATTCTCTACTTTGTTCATCAATTTGTAATATAAGGGGAAGTGTTAGGGTCACTCTGTTACCAGTTCCCATGTTAACAGGGGAACTGTGCTCCATGAAGGATGGATATATTATAACATCACCCTTGTTAATATACAAGGCTGCTGCTTCCCTCCATTCATCTAGCATAGCAGGTCTAAAAGCATTCAGCAATGACCGTGCTGGATGGTGGAATGTGTCTGATGCAGCACCATCCTCAACATCAACGTAATGAATGAGAGTATAATGACTAGGTAGTGTGTCTATTCTATCAGTAGCCTCACCTTTACTCAATACTTTTAAAATCATACTGTCAGTAGTACAATTATGGGTCTCATAGCACCCTATATCAGTAAGAAATGCCTCAATTAAATCAGTATAAGTCTGAGATAGTTCCACTCCAAGTTGATTGATAGGGTATATGAAGGGATCAGGTACTTCAAACCTGTTAGCCTTCCATATTTCGTCACAATATTGGATAAAATCATCGTTATTATCAACGTGATATTTTCTAACTGGAACTGCAAATAAATCGTCTCTCATACCTTCACCAAAACACAGTTAAATGCTACAGATATCCTATCTTCCTTTGAATTATTAGGGTGTACACCATGACGAAGGTAAGATGGGAATAATATTATCTCACCACTCCTAGGAGCAAAATCATATGCAGGAAATATCTCTGTACTTTCTATCAAATCATTAGAATAACCCGCTATGTTAGGGTGATTGTAATAATTTGGATTTTCAAATTCTATCTTACCACACTCAGGTTGAGTTTTAATCCACATAACACCTGCAAGGTCACAGTTAGGGTGGTTATGCCCATTATTCAGTGATCCTGGTGGGTTAATATTGATCCATAGACCTGTAATCTTCAAACCAAATCCATCTCGGAAGCCACCAATAGAGCCTAGTCCTCTTGAAAGGACATCTAACATAGTAGATTGCTTTAAATGGTAGTCATTCTTGGATTGCCAACCATTTACATTGGTTGCTGTTACTCCTTCTGGATCCCTACCTCGTTCACCATAGCAATACCCAATGATTTCATCCTGAAGTCCTGCAAAACCTTCTACTTTTTGTTCAAATACAAGGGAAGGGAACAACATTTTGACATTGGATCCTGCTTTAGTACCCTTATAGTCTTCTTCATTGAGAGAAGGTGGTCTAATTCCTGCAAACATTAGTTTTTCTCCGTACCATATTTGTATTCTTGACCAGCAGCCCAGTCAATCTTCTCCATTATTTCTTTGGTGAAGTATCTTTCGGGATCTTTAAGAATAGCAGAAGGATAAACGGAGCTATCACCGACAACAATGCGGTTACCTTTACGAGTGAATACTCCGTACTTCTCACCAAGTTCCAAGAGTCCATAGTATCTATCAAGCCCTCTAGAATCATAGTACAACCTCGTTTCTACTTGTGAATTTTCTACAGTCAGACGCGACTTAGCAGCCTTTGCCTTGACAATGTTTCCGATGACATCTTTACCGTCTTTCTCTTTCTTTTTTGAGAGGTAAATGATGGTAGAAGCAGCGTACTTAAGACCGCTACCCCCACCCATTTCTTTAGTGGGTACATAGGCTCCGACGACATCATAGGTGTGATTAGTGACAAGTAATGGGACATTAGCTTTACCAAGTTTTAAGGTAAGTATTCTAAAGATTGCTTTAACTACCTGTGCCCTAGTCATGTCACGGGTGTCTTTACCCTCTGCACTGTCTGCTAGTTCCTTGGAAGTTGAAAGCATTCCTAATGAGTCTAGCACAAACATCATGGGTTTGCGATCCTCTGTCTTCTGTTGAAGATATTTGTCTAATATTGTTATCGCTTGTGTGCGAAACTCTTGTACTGTAGTGACAGGAACTAAGATCATACGATCTCCATCAATTCCACGTTCATCTATCATGTCCTTAGTGATAGCAGCTTCACTCTCGAAGTATACTACACCTGCTTCAGGGTTCTCTTTCAGATAACTCTGAACTATACCCATGCAAAAGAAGGTCTTACCAGTACCACTCTCACCTGCTAAGGCAGTGATCTTATTGCTTGGAACACCTCCATAGATTGAACCACTACAGAGAGCATTAAAAATATAAGAACCAGTGTCAACGAAAGATTCAATATCTCCCACGCCACCTTCAGAAAGGAGACCAGCATACTCATTGTCAATCTCCTTAACTATGCTTTTTAAAAATGATGAAGTCATGCAAATAAAAATTCTAAATTAGATACTCTCTCTGTCTCCCATCCTATCACATTTGTGATCATTCGTAAAGGGTCAAGGAAAGCTTTTTTAAATTGGGCATCACGATCTATCTGCCCTTCCAGTCCTAATTCTTTCGGAAAAGTATTAAGGAACGAAAGAACATTCTCGTTGCCTAGTTTGTTTGGTCGCCTCAGGTATAGATACTTAATTTTTTCACCCTCTTGTACTAACGGATACTTGTACTGGAGTTTGTTCTTTGCGATATAAAAATTATAAAGCAAAGTTCCACGAACATGTAGAGGGGTGCCCTTTGAATACACGGTTCCTGACGCTTTGAACTTGCGTAAGCCATTGACTGACCTTGGAAATGCTATGTCCTCAGGAGGTAACGAATCGAATTCATCCTTGAAACTATCTATAAAGGTTATCAACTCCTCTTCTGTACCTGTCACCATAATCTTCAATGCTTTTTTAATAGCATTACGACATGGCATAGGTGTTGAAGACTTAACTGCCTCAAGACCCATGATCTTAAGCTTTGGTTCACTGTAACGAACACCTTCACTGTCCCATACGTTAAGAATATACCTCTTCTTAGCAGTCCATATACCACTAGATGCTATATTCTCCCTCTTCATGATCATCTTCTGATCATAAGCACTCACGTAGTCGGCCAGTTCTTCATAAGCACTTTCAATATAAGGCTCAAGTTCCATTTCACTGACCTTATTAAGGAACGTGACAACGCTTTCATCAGTTTTCTCTCTGCCCTTGTATACAGTCTCGACCAGAGGACCCATATTGAGGTAGATACTATCAGTATCACTAGCAATAACATAATCTTCTCCTTGTGTTTTCAATACCCTGTTAAGGTACTCATTCATTTTGTTCTCAATCCAACGGATGCTAAATTGCCCACCGTAAGTAATCGCCTCAGCATTAGATAAGTTGTAATATCTAAAGTACTGGTTTCCAATGGCACCATAAGCCGAATTGAGCTGGATCTTTCGAGCCATTTGGATGTTATTGAATTTACTAATATCTCTTTGTAGTTTGGCACTTGGCTGAACTTCATTATCCCGCTTCGCTTGAAGCATTTTCTTTTTATATAACGTACGTTCATCATAGATCTTCTGCATTATTTGTGGTAAGAATCCGTGGATGTCTTTTCGGTACTGTGCACCGTTAGGTGCTACACAATACGTTCCATCTATCTCGACCTGCTTTTCGAGGAGTCGAGTAACAGTAGCGGTTGGGTGCCTTCTGTCCACGAGCGTCTCTGGTGAGATATTGTATTGC